ATGGGCAATGTCAGCCTTGAAACCAAAAAGGCCTATGCCGCCAGGACGCGTAGATCCAACTACGCGGCCAGCCTCCGTCTGGAAGGTTTCAAAACGACCTTCGCCGACGGCGAACGCAAAATGCCAACGCGTGAAGAGGTCTTGAAGGCCTTCACCCAGACCAGAACCTGATGCCTGACAAATATGGAGTCGGCGAGGACGCTTATTGCTATCCCGGCTCCCCGGTCCTTCGCAACAAACTCGATATCCGTGACGAACCGACCCTAAGCGAAGCAGAACAACAGCTCTCGGCCATCGCGGCGGACAACGTCGAGTTCAGCCCTCCTCCCTATAGCCTGGCCTACCTTCAAAACATTCATCGAATCCTCTTTTCAGACCTGTTCGAATGGGCCGGGGAACTGCGCACCGTTGGCATGTCCAAACAAGCCACCCGTTTCTGCCAACCTGAGTACATGGAGAAGGAAGCCAATAAGATCATCGCCAAGATGGCCGCGGCAAACTGGTTCGAGGGCATGGAGCGGGCTGAGCTGATCGTCGCTGTGGCAGAGGCCTATTCCGACATCAACGTCGTACACCCCTTCCGCGAAGGCAACGGTCGTGCGCAACGCATCCTGTTTGAACACCTGATCATGAATGCCGGATTTGAAATCAGTTGGTGGGGGATTGAGAAGGACGAGTGGATCTACGCCAATATCGCGGCTTATAACGGCGTCATGGAGCCTATGGAGCAGGTTTTTGAGAAGTGTATCGGGCTGGCGATTCAAGCTTGACCGCACAACGTTATCCCCTCGCTCACCGCCTTACGGTTTATTTCGCTAAGTGATACAGTCGCCGTCAATTGACGTCTGCTAAAGCCACCGAAATGTACAGGACGAAATCATTCTCATCTAACAAGGAAGGTCGAGACTTTGTGGTGGGCGACATTCATGGGCATTTCAAATTTCTAACAATGGCCTTAGACAAACTAGACTTCAACACCGAGCTGGATCGTATTTTTTCCGTGGGGGACCTCATCGACCGCGGCCCCGACTCCATGGACGTATTAAACTGGCTTGAGAAGCCATGGTTCCATGCAGTGCGTGGCAATCACGAACAGATGCTTATTGACTGTATCTCCGGGCATGGGGATATCCCCCGACATATCCGAAATGGTGGAGCCTGGCTGTACGAGCTACAACCCACCATCCAGCATGAACTCTCAAAATCCTTGCAAGCACTTCCATTGATCATTGAAATCGACTTATTAAACGATCAAACAATTGGAATAGTCCATGCCGAAGCCCCCGTCATCCAAAGTAACGATGGCTGGCAGGAAGCCAAAGATGCAATCACAGGAAAAACTGGAGAGCAACATCAGCGGCAAGCCTTGAAGACAGCGCTGTATGCCAGAGAAAAAATCGAGCAAAACGACCACACGCCCATCAAAGGAATAGACCGACTCTATGTTGGACATTCAACAGTGCCCAGTATTATGCGCTTGGGTAATGTCGTATATATCGACACCGGCTGCTCATTTTCCGATGGCGCATTAAGCCTGGTTGATATCCAAACCGAATCCATCATTAGTATGAGCATGAGCGAGTGAGACAAGGCATCGCTCTGCTTAGTTTTTTTCGAGGCAAAATCGCCATCAGATGATAGTGGCCGAGGCTACCAGGGCGCGTAGCAGGCGATTCCGTTTGAGAAAACCAAAGACTCTGGCGCCCTAGCGACTCTGCAATCGATCCTCGCTCATAATTTAGGGAAGTTTCCTACACACCAATTTCTTGCTGAATTTTTGTCAGGAAGCCTATAGTTCCGGCGTCCCCCCACAGCAGTGACTCGGGTTTATGGCAGGCATATTGATACAAAAGATCTAAGTGTTTGCGGAATGAGTCAGCCTCCGCACAAAAAATAGTGGTCGTCGTCGGCCAATGAATTGACTACTTGATTTTGTACGATGAATTTCGTACAACTGACACGGAGTGACGTCGGCGCATGGGTTTCAAAGCGGCAAAGTCGGCCCTGATCAAGGCACTTAAGAATGGGGACTTCCAGCATGAAGCGCGGGGCAGCATCACCGTCAAAAACCTCTTGGCGACCGGTCAGGTAACCCCCCAAGAGGTGATCAGCATCGTCGCACGATGCGACGGTTCCCACCACTCGTGCTCTGAGCACCATCAGGTAAAAGGTGTGGATGTTCACCTGATCAAATACAGCGGTTGGTACGTAAAATTCTACGTAATCGCACCAGATGTATGGTTTATCAGCGTTCATCAATGAGTTAATGACTATGAAGTTTTATCAAGAGGGCGATAAGAGTCGAGCGATTTGCAGTCACTGCGAAGGCTTGGTGCAGACGACATTTACCCGCAGAAACGTACCATTCGACGATGGTCTCGGTGAGGCAAAGGGTGTTTTGGTTTCAGTGTGTGACGTATGTGATCAGGTCGTAGGGATACCAGCGCAGTCCTCTCCGGCAATCAAAGCGGCTAGAGAAGCTGCTGTCGTGTCTATCGAAACGAGGCTCCCTGCTTCGTATCTTGATCGATTGGATCAGGCTATGCACGTAATCACCACTGCCGCTGCGACTAAACATCGAAAAATGTTCTTAAGCCTCTATATCGATTTTCTAGCTAGGGAACAGCGAGCTGGAGAAGGGACAATTTTCACTTGGCGCCAAGCCGCATGCACTGCTGTCGACGAGAAAACTCATCTCGATCATTTATTCAACGTCTGCCCTCACAAAGAAGAAAGCAAAAGATTGTCATTGAAGCTGAACGCACATATCGCCTCTGAGCTGGACGATCTCCAGACCCAGTCTCAGTTAAGTCGGACGGACTTTATAAAACACATGATCTGTCAGATGCAAAATGATGTAGTAACCAGCCCAAAAGAGAAGCTTGTACAGGAGTTAACTTTATTTGCGAGAGCCGCTGTATAAACACCGCATACGAATCAACTTTTTGGCTATCTGAACATTACTGCCAGATCAAAACGACAGGTCCCTCAACACCACCCCTCTATCCCTGATAAACTGCGGCTCTCTGCCTCGTTGATTCAGATCCTCCCAATGCTCCTACAAACTGCTTCACTGTCCCACCGCTTCTCCGTCGCCCCGATGATGGATTGGGTATAGCTCTCCCCCCAAAGCCCCAGCCAGACTGGTTAATTCGCTGAATCCTCCTCGCTTTGTAGCAATTTCTAAGCAACCTGTTATTTATCCGCAGTTCCGCAACGGATCGCGCCGATGCGGAGTGCCCTCTTAAAATAAGCGATCACCCGCAAGCCCAGACGAGCTCGCCCGGCCCGGCCGATCCTGGGAATTGCAAGCCCACGCTGCTGATGGAATCGATGACCGCACAGATCAGGCCGGTCACGTGGGCTCGGACCTGCTGTAGGTAAGAGACATCAATAGGCGTGGCGAACATTTTCAGCGTTCTATCGACGAACAGTGGCACCGACTTGCCTTCGCCATCCGGCGCCTGCCAGGAACCGTGGCACAGCACGTTGCGTAACGGGGCGGCACATCGCAGGTCCCCGATCAATTGCTCGGGATTATGGACTGGCAAGTCATGGTGTTTTCGCAACGCATTGTCGTACGCAGTGATGAGTCCGCCGAGAGGATCGGACAAGGCTCGCTCAAGCTGCCCCAACCATTTGCCGTACGCTTGCTCCAGTTCCTCCTGAGGATACTTACGTGTGGCGGTCAGGGCGAAGATAGCCCGGCCCAGTACTTGCTCCAAGAAGCCATAGGTGGCAACGGTGCGACCCAACTGCTCCCAGAATTCGTCCGGGTGTCGGTGAGTAGGGTAGTCGGCAGGCAGTTTTTGTTGATCGATTCGGTAACGCTTTTGGATCATTGTTTTTTTCCTGCGCTGTTAGCCGATGTAGCCCTCGCCTTTCCCAGTTCGGACTGACCTGTGTTATACCGTCTCACACGCCGATTGTGCTTGGGTATACGGAGCATTTGGCTCAAGATGCCCGTGTTTTCGGGCTGTAGCGCACGCTCTTACCTGCTTGCATAAATGCATATCGGGCATTGAATGGCATGAATTGGCATACGGTTTGCCCCATTTTTGCCCCACGGAGCTACCAGTTTGGATTCAAGTCTGGCATCTGGCCTTCTTGCTCCAAAATTCGCAAAACCTCGGCCAGGGATACGTAGACTGACTCGTCCAGCAGCCAGCCTTCAGGGCTATATCGAATCCAGCTGGTTCCCACTCCCCATAGTATTTCGTGTTGCTTTCCGCCGAGATCAAGTATGTCCCTCACCATCCTTGACCATCCCCGGCCCGCAGGGGAAAAAGGGTCAACCTCGGGCGGCGTTGATAGAGTCATATCAAAATCCCTCGACAAGTCGGACGTAAGGTGGTGACAGGCGGATTCTCCCTCGCTAGGGTCCTTCCGATGAGCTTTCCTATCGTCAACACCTAAGATATGCTCATTGTATTGCGAATTATATTAACGAGGGAATGAAATGAGTCCGGACGACCTGAGGTATGAAAACCTACCGAAAATTCTTGCGGTCTATGAGGAAAAAGGTCGGGGAGAATCCATAGCATTCCTTAATTGGTTTCTTGAAAACATTTTTAGACTAGATCCAGTCGACGCTGATGACGCAATTTGCGACCGACCGAATGATCGCGGCATAGATGGGATTTATGTTGACCACACCAAACAAGAAATAATAATTCTGCAAGGAAAACTCAAACAAAAAGAATCTACAATTGGTGATGCTGCATTAAGAGAGCTAGCGGGAACTATCAGCCAATTGGACACGCCGCAGTCTGTTCAGGCATTACTTGATGGAGGGGCCAATCCAGAGCTAAAAGCAGCTTTGACAAGAAATAACATCAAGAGCCTCATTGAAAACGGCTACGAAGTGATTGGTGCTTTCATCTGCAACCAAGCGTTGGACGCCAATGGTAGAGAGTTCCTTAAACAAGACAAATCAATCCGTGTATATGATAGAAATGCCATTGCCGGCGAGTATATTGATATTGACAAAGAAGGCGGGGTACAGGGCACCTTTGCGTTCGATACATCCTATGTATCTCCAATGATCATAAGTACAGGCAACAAAGCAGTCACCTATATACTTCCCGTCCAAGCAGTAGAATTAGTCAAACTCTCCGGCATTGACGATGGCACTCTATTTTCACAGAACGTACGTCACTCCCTAGGAAACACCAAAGTCAACAAAGAATTAAGGGTCAGCGTACTAGACCAGTCAGAGCATGAGAATTTTACCCTTTATCACAACGGCGTTACTATTCTGTGCAAAGAAGCCAAGCCTAATGGCGAGACACTTGAGATATCAGACTATGTAGTGGTCAATGGAGCTCAGAGCATCTCAACATTTCGGAAGTCAAGGGACCATCTCAGTAAAGACTTAAGAGTATTAGCCAAGATAATTCAACTAGAAGATCCAGCCCTATCCAAGAAAATCACCATTAACAGCAATAATCAAAATGCTATTAAACCTCGAGATCTCAAATCTAACAACGAGGTTCAAGTAAGGCTACTAGAGGAATTCAAAAAAATTGAAGGAGGAGAGTACGCTTTCGAAATCAAGCGCGGCCAAGATATAAAACCCGGAAAAAAAATTATAACCAACGAAGAAGCAGGAAGGCTATTGCTCGCATTTGACTTGTTGGAACCGGAGTCTTGCCATCAAGTTTACAAACTGTTTGACGACAAATATAACGATATTTTTGCCCGCCCCGCAGTGACTGCGCATCGAATTCTCTTTCTTAACTCGATAATGGACAAAATTCTAAAGTCGACCGAAGGCATCAATTTTAAGCCTTTAGCCAAGTATGGCCTGACTCGCTTTTTTCTTTTGTCGGTTATTTCGGACCTCATGAAGTCCAATATCAACTCGGCAGAGTTTCTGAAAGACCCAAAAGCCTTATATGACAACGGACAAATTCACAAGTTTTTAGAGTCAATCGAGGAAGTACTACAATCAGTTGTAATTGATTTAAACTTCGAAGTTGAGTCTCTAGGCGATCAGTTTGACTACAAAGGCGATCTAAAAAGCCCAGCCAAAATTAGAGAGTTACGAGGAAAACTACGAAGGAGCTATGAAAAGGATGTAGCCAGGAAGAAAGCCAGATCCTTATCCAGCCTCCTGGACTAACGTTTTTTTGTCTTAAGGTAAAGCGACTGATGCAAAAGTCGCTTTACTGTTCAGTCTACTCGTACCAAGGCGAATAAACAAAGCAGTTCACTTACATTGGATGCACCATAGCTGATCTAACCGTGTCGTATAACTATTGCTCATCATCTCCCGCCGCATACTCCAATTAGGATTGACTGGCACACTGGCCGAACGCAGCGTCCCCCTCCCCCACCGTCCATTGATCCGATCGAGCACTCCCATCAGCTTCGTGGCAGCAGCAGATTGAGAGGCGGCAAACAGATCGTCGGTATATTCCCCGGATTGATATAGATTCATCAGCAGTATTTCCGCCTTGCTGTATTTGAAGCCCGGCCGGAAGACCCGGTCGAGCGCGTCAACCGCAGCCTTGGTCAGCAACCGTACATCGTCAGTGGGGTACGACATGTCAATCAGAACACCGCTGGCGTACTTCACCTCCTCCGGGTTGAACATGCCGGTGCGGATGCTGACGCGGATCTTCTTACACAGCGACTTCTGCGCCCTGAGCTTTTCCGAGGCTCGCATCACGTAGGTGGCCACCGCCTCCTTGATCGGTGCCAGCTCCGTGAGTCGCTTACCGAACATCCGACTACAGCAGATCTCCTGCTTCGGCGGGTCCGGCTCATCCAGTTCCAGGCACGGCGTGCCGGCAAGTTCGCGGGCCGTCTTCTCGATCACCACGCTGAACTTCTTCCGCAGCGTCCAAGGGTCGGCCTTGGCCAAATCCATGGCCGTCCTGATTCCCATGGCGTCTAGGTGAAGTTTCATCTTGCGACCGACGCCCCAGACCTCGGACACGTCGGTGTTGCGCAGAACCCAGTCGCGCTTGAACGGGTCGCAGATATCGACCACGCCGCCCGTCTGCACCTGCAGCCGCTTGGCCGTGTGGTTCGCCAGCTTCGCCAGGGTCTTGGTATGAGCGATCCCTACCCCGACCGGAATGCCAGTGCAACGTAGTACATGGCTGCGGATCTTGCGGCCGAGGGCATCCCGGCCATCAATGCCGGTGAGATCCGCGAAGGCTTCGTCGATGCTATAGACCTCGACAGCAGGCACCATTGATTCAATGAGGGTCATAACGCGTTCGCTCATGTCGCCATAGAGCGCGTAGTTCGACGAGAATGGGACGACGCCGTGTTTCTGCAGCTTGTGCTTGATCTGGAAGTACGGTTCGCCCATTTTCACGTAGGGCTTGGCGTCGTAGCTGCGGGCGATCACACAACCGTCGTTGTTGCTCAGCACCACGATGGGCACGCGGGCCAGGTCCGGACGGAACACTCTTTCGCAACTGGCGTAGAAGCTGTTGCAGTCGATCAGGGCGAAAACGGGCTGGGCTTTAGACATGGCTGCGCACGCTGCAGGTGATGACGCCCCAGATGACCAACTCGTCGCCCTCGAGCACGTACCTCGGTGGGTACTTTGGGTTCTCCGACAGGAGAATCACCTCCTTCCCACGTATGCAAAGGCGTTTGCATACGGGTTCGTTGTTTAGCAGTGCCACGACGACGTGGCCATGCGCAGGTTCCATCGCACGATCCACAACGGCTAGGTCCCCTTCAAAGATTCCAGCGCCCTGCATGCTCTCCCCGGCGATAGAGACCAGGTAGACATGCGGGGCGCGAATGTTCAGAACCTCATCCAATGAGATGTGCGCTTCGATATGGTCCGCTGCCGGAGACGGAAAGCCGGCGGGCACTCGAAACGAACAGAGAGGCAGCTTTAACCCGCCTTCAGCGATGGGGCCTAAAATCGAAAAGCTCATGACGCACCATTTCCAAAAACCTGTACAGATATACAGTTAACGTTGTACAAGTTTTGTGGTCAATTTCTTGTAAGAATATTCTGACAAGTGGCTGAGCAGGCCCGGGCTGATGCAGGTCGCGGTCGTGAGCCGCTTACCTGTGCTTCGTCGACGGATCGCCCGCTGGACTATGCTGACGCTAACGCTTCGTGATCATCACCGCTGACAGCCAGGCATGAAGTCAGTCATCCGTTCGTAGTTCTCGAACGGGAAGTCCACGCCATATCCAGCGGTCTGCCAGTACGGCGGGCCCATGTAGTGAAACGTATGAGTGCAGTGGTAGCGCTCAGCACAATCAAACCCGAAAAAGGGGAAGGATCTATTGTACCGCTACCGAAACAAATCCAATCCGCAGACAACAAAAAGCCGCCTCATCGGCGGCTAATTATTTTGCGACTAAGCCTTCAGTTCTTCTGGTGTATGCGTCTTGAGCCAATCGGCCAAGGCGGCGTTCATCCGTGTTTGCCAGCCCGGGCCAGAAGCTCTGAATCTCTCCAGCACGTCAGCATCGAAACGAACATTGACGTGCTCTTTAGTGGCTACCGACTTGGGTCGACCACGCTTTGGCTTGAGCATTTCCTTTGCCTGGGCTTTGCCAAACAACCCACCAAGCACCTCGCTGGCTGGTTTGGCCTTGGCAAAGTCTTCGGTCGACCATTCGGGGTTTGCCGTATCGACCCTCTCAGGACTGGGTTTCTTGGTCATAATTTTTGACCTCCCGTTTGTTGGCTTTACGAAAGCTGATGACGTGGACCGCGTCACCCCGTGGGGTAAACACTACGACATGCAGCCGATCCCCTATGTACCCCATCGCCCGATAACGACACTCGCCGTAGTCGAATCGATCATCTTCCAGGATCAATGCTGTAGACCATTCAAAGTCCCGCACGAGGGCAAACGGAAGTCCACGTTCTTCGACGTTGCGAGCGTCTTTGGCTGGGTCATAAGTAATCTGCATGCAATTATCGTAGCCACATTAAATCGTCAACACAAGGTGAGTTGAAACGCTGACCGAGCATGCGCTCTGCCTGGTTGTCATCAAAGATTGAGCTGCCAGGCTTGAGAGCCCGCCAAGTACCCGACAAGCATCCCTGATAAACTGCGTCCATTCGCCCCGATGAATCAGATTCCCAATGCCTCTACAAACTGCCCCGCTCTCCCACCGCTTCTCCGTCGCCCCGATGATGGATTGGAACTCCTAATGCTACAGCCCTCGTAAAACGTGCCTTGTAGCGCCCTCCGAAAAAACTCGTACCACTTTTGTACCAACACCATTCCAACGCACCGAAGCCCGGCCCCGTTCTCGCTGCCTCCAGCAAATCCCGCACATTGGGTACTGCTATGCTTAATTTCTTTCGAATCGAGTCGGCACCTATGGCAAGCGAATACTCTCTAGCGGATGTTCTGGAACGGCTTTATCAAAATCAATTAGCCCTAGAAGCGGCAGTAATGGAGCTGACTCTGTGGGCTGAGCAGCAAGACGCTTCAGAGACGGGTGAGAACGTTCGAGGCGCACTTAGCACGATTGGTGAAAACGCAGGCCATATCAAACAAGGCCTGGCTCGAATCAGAGGGCGTGCCTCGTAAATACGAGCCTTGCTGTGCAGGCAAAAACCGAACACTTTCACACCACTCACTGTCCTCCAGGTTCTGTTCAGCCACCAAACAGCGTGCTCATGGGCGCGCTGTAGTGCTTGTCGCTCCAATCCCTAGCATTGCCCAACCCAGTCCAGCCCCCATGTGAATCATCGACTCGACAAAATGCCGGTCGCACGTACGCGTCCGCACGTAGGGGCTAGCAAAAGAGAAGTATCAGGGGGGGGCAAAAAAAAGAGTAACATGAGTAACATCGGCCCGATTCAGCCTGTAATCCATTGAAAAAAAAGGACTTTATCAAATCCGAAAAGAGTAATTTTTAAGTAATATTGAAGTAATCTGATTACTCTTATTTGACGTAACTTTCACAAAACAAAAAACCCTTTAAATTCAATGGCTTGATAATTTATTACTTTTTGAGTTACCTCTTTGTTACTCATCTTTGTAATCAGCAAAGCCACGGAATACGTGGGCTCCAGGCCATCCCTCCCCCCTGATTACTGAAATTACTCTTTTTCTGAACCGCCCCCTTCCCCTCAAGCCAAGCGCCTGTCGAGACCAATGAGCGAACCCCCTCGGCATGCAGGGATCCGCAGGCTTTTGCACCTCCCAGAATCGTCAGAAGGCCCCCGGCCGGGCTCGTTTCGAGCAGTCCGCAGGTGTGCGGAAAAAAAGACCTATTTAGACCGGAGGCGCGGTGGGGGGACGACGGCGCGCGCTAGGTATGAAGCACGCCACAGCCCCAAAAAACGCACCACATCGGGGCGTTTACGGGATTGAAAGAAGGCGCCTCGGCGGGCGGTAATAGCTGCGTCTGTCATGCGGTACGTCTGACCGGCGCCCCCGCGTCATCGCCCCGCATAAAGCGTCGCCGCTGGCGGCTGGTGTAACGGTTGGCAGGTCGGGTTGAGGTGGGTATAGAAGGTGACGGCCAAGGCCAGGAGGGTGGCGATAGCGGCGGCGTCGTGCAGGTAGTTGCGCATGTTCAGCGTCTCGACAGTGGGGACGCTTCCTATTAGATAGTCACGACGGCGCGGTAAGCGCACTTGGTTTCCGAAAGAGGCCGCACCCGGTTTTGCGTCTAGCATCACGACGGCTGCGTGTGTTACGAGTAACGAGCTGAATAGAAAGGCCCCCCACCCTGTCAGCCGTTGTGCTTACAATAGGCCATCACCCCACAAGGAGCGTCACCCATGAGTTTTGAAGGCATTGTGCAAATACAGAACGAAGACAGCCCGGTCGACGTCAACAAGAAGTTGACCGAGGGGTGGGAGTTATTGGCGGTCAACCCGTCCAATGATGGCCTGATCTACACTATTGGCCGCCGCGCGAAGAGCCAGGCTCCGGTCGTGGGGCGGCAGCTCCAGGCTGCGCAGACGGATGTGCGCGACGGGCTCGGCGACTGATGCCGCATTACGAGTAACGCCGTTTTTTTCAAAAGGCCCCCACACTCAAGCCCGGGTGTGGGGGCCTTTTTGATTGGGCACGGAAACCACAACCCCTACACTGGATAATCAAACTCCCTGGGTCTGATTTGACGCACTGGGGGCCCTCACTCGAAAAGGAATCGACCATGTACGAGCCATTGACCGACCCGGCCGCCAAGGCCGCCGCCAATCAGTATTTTGATGATCTGATCGCCTTGGTAGATCCTGCCGCCGCGTTGCCGCAGTTACGGCCGGTGGTCGAGGACTTTCGGTTTGAAGCCCTCAATCACACCGGAATGCAGCGTACACAAAATCAATTGCGTGGTTTCCTGTGGGGGCTGATGGTGGCCGGCGCCCTGACGACTGATCAGATGAGCGACATGAGCCTGCGCCTGGATCGTGGCCGCGATGCAGGGTGGCTGTGATGAGTGCCCGTGACAGTAATGCGGCCCGGTACCGGCGCGACGAGGGCCTAAGCGCCTGGTCCCGCAGCTGGGTATTGGACGACAATATGTTGTTGTGCGCCGGGTGCAGCGTCGCGCAGTTCGCCCGGGATGCGGACCAGCCGTTCCAGCACGCCGCCACTTGCGCGTTCAGTGGTGAGTGTGCCAAACACCCGTGGCACGCGCTGGCCGCGCTGCTGAGCGAACTACCGGTGTTGACCTCGCCTCGTTAGTTGCGCGAGGGCTTTAAGCCTCCTCAGCGGTTGCGTAGGGCTTGAAGCCCAAGACCTCCTCCCCTAGCCAGTGATTCAGCTGCGTCATCCGCGTCTGAATAGGCTCAAGCTCGTTGGCCGCGTAGATCTGCGCCGCCTCCCTGATCGATCCAAACCCACCCGCGTTCTGCGGCACGATCCCCATCAACTGCGGTGGAATGCGCAGGCTCGCCAGCACATCATCACGGGTCTGATTCTTGATCGAATTGAATTCATCCTTGGCAGCCACCTCGCTGACAGGAATCAGCTGAATACCGTCCTTCTTGCCAGTGGGCGAATAGACAAATAGATTCCGAAAATTCCCCGGCCCCTTCGAATCCTTCAATGCCTTGCGCAATGCATCGATGTCCGCCTCGGTCTGGGCCGCGTCGGTCATGTACAGGATAAAACCGGCATGACTGCCGTTCTCGTAATACTTGCGCCGGAACAGCGTCGCCGACTCGTTGAGAAGTGCTGACTGCAAGGCACTGATCCACTCCGGCAGTCCATAAATTTCCTGGTGCAAATCCGCCTCGCGCAAATGGAATATGCTTCCCGGCTCAAACGCGTGCTCGTTCTTCCACCCCTGCACCTGGTAGAACTGCCCCTCCGGCCCCACCCGCATGTACTTCGCCAACGACGGCACCAGTTGCCTGGTGCTGCCCAGCACCGAACGGCGCTTTTCCAGATACCCATTGCCCAAGCACAGAAAGTCCAGGGCGAACTGCTCAAAAGCCGCTCGGGACAGCATTGGGTGCGGGATAAAGGTCTTGCTCAACAGGTTGCGCTTGAACATCAACCCCGAATGCAAATGCACGCTAGCGCCCACCGACCGGGCCAGGCCGTTTAGCGACAACGGCGGCTCATACCACCGCCCGTTAAACCAGCACTCCAGGTAGTCGAATACCTCCCGACCACCCAGCACCGGCGTCGGATCCCCGAAGCTGAACACCTGGGTACCCGCACTGGCGACGTCGAGGGTGGCCGGCAGTAGCTCTTGGCTGGCAAGTTGTTCGGTCATGTAAAAATCTCCATTCGCCCGGTATTGGCAGCGGTCTGCCCTTCGAGCGGTTCGTTCTGCAATGCGTGGAAGAGCGCCCAGGCCAGGTCGGCATGGCCGGTGTTGTCGTTGCGGCCGGCGGTGTAGGTGAACTGGCGACCGCCTGCGGTGATGGTTTTGCGAATCGCCATGAGCGACTGGGCCATGTCGGTCCAGCCGGCGTCGAACTCCAGCCGGCCCTTGTGGATCACGTCATAGGCCTTCAGCACTAGGCGGGTTTTCACCTCGGGCGAGTAGCTGAAGGTGGTCACCGCCGGGAAGAACTGGCGCACCAGCTGGGTCACGCCGCTGCCCAGGCCGGTGACGTCGATACCGATGTAGGTGACCCAGTAGCGGTCGCACACGCCCTTGATGGCGGCGGCCTGGGCGGAGAAGTCCATGCCGCGAAACTGGTGGCGCTCGAGCACGCGGAACTTGCCGCCCGGCACCAATGGCGGCGCGACCACCACCAGGCCGGAACAATCACCCGTCTCGGCCGGGTCATAGCCGACCCACACCTGCCGGTCGCCGAACGGGCGCATGGCGAAAGGTTTGTAGTCCTCGGCCCACTCCACCCAGCTATCGACCATGCAAGACTGCAACACCGACAGCGGGAAGATGCTCGCGCCGTCATCAACGAACTCGCACATCAGCAGGTTGGCGAAGGCCTCGGGGCTGTATTCCCGGCGCAACTCTTCGATGTCGAACAGATCGCACCCGCCCCGCTCGGCGTCGAGGATCGTGACGATCTGGCGCCATAGTCGGTCCTCGCAGAACCGGCCCTGCTGGAGCGCGCCGTGGGACACGTCCACTTTGGTGTGCTGCGCCGCAGGTTTGCCCTTGTTGAAGCGCTCGCCGGTCCAGAAGGTGTAGGCCTCGTGGGCCATGCTCGACGGCGTGGAGAAGTATGTTTTGCGCCACTTCTTGTGCATCGCCATGCCCGAGGCGACCTTGTTCAACTCCTCGAACTTGAACGTCCAGAAGAACTCGTCGAAGTAGAAATTGCCGTGATAGCCCTGGGCGGTGCGGGCGTTGGTCCCGAGGAAAAACAGCTCGGCGCCGTTGGGCAGCACAATCGGGTCACCGGTCAGCTCGACACCGATGACTTCCCGGGCGAAGGCCTGGATGTAGCCACGGAACAGGTAGGCCTGGTTCTTCGAAGCCGACAGGAAAATCTGGTTGCGGCCGGTGTCCAGGGCATCGATAAACGCCTCGCGGGCGAAGTAGTACGTGGCGCCGATCTGCCGACTCTTGAGAATGACGCGGGTGCGCTGGTTGCCGGCCCGGTACCAGTCTTTCTGGTAGTCGAAACAGCCGTCGATGAACGCTTCGCGCAGCAGCTCGATCTGGTCTTCGCTGATGTCGTTCTTCGGTGACTTTTTCTTCGGCCCCTCGTTGCGCTTGGCGAGGTTCGGGTTGAGGTCGGTTTCGGTGCCGCCGCCCTGGAAACGCTGAATGCGGGCCTGGCGTTCAAGCTGTCGATGCAGCAGATCGATCTCTTTGAAATCGCCGCCGGTCTTGTTGTCCTTGAGGATCAACTGCACCAAGCGCGCTTCCAGGGCGCCGCCGATGCGCTCGACGTTGTCGGCCCGGTCCCACTCGTCGCGGGCCTTCCAGCTGTGTAGCGTTTTTTCCTTTTCGCCCGTAGCCTCGGCAATCTCGCAGATGCGCCAACCCATCCAGTACAGGAACTTGGATTGGCGTCGTGGATCGATAGGCAGCAGGCAGGTCGTCGTCATGGCCGAGATGCTGCCGCCCATGGCGACTACTCAATAGCGCTGCCCCTTGTACCCTCCCCGCCTACAGTCCCGCCTCGTTGCCGCCGCTCGCGCCCGTGACGACCATGCCCCTCATTGCAACGCACTGCTCAACCCAGCAGGCGCCCCACGCACTGAGGATTCCCGGCATGAAGAAGTTTCGCAGCAACTGGTTCCGCGTCGCCGTCGAGGGCGCTACTTCGGACAAGCGCACCATCAAACGCAGCTGGCTGGAACAGGCCGCCAAGAACTTCAACCCGTCCACCTACGGCGCCCGTATTTGGCTGGAGCATTTCCGCAGCCTGTTGCCCGATAGCCCGTTCAAGGCCTACGGCGATGTCCTGGCAGTGAAAACCGAAGAGGTGGACATCAACGGCCAGAAAAAACTGGCCCTGTTCGCCCAGGTTGAGCCCACCCCTGAGCTGATCGCCATGAACAAGGCGAAACAGAAGATTTACACCTCCATCGAAATCGACGACAGCTTTGCCGACACCGGCGAAGCCTACATCGTCGGCCTGGCGGTCACTGACTCGCCCGCCAGCCTGGGCACCGACGTCCTGGCGTTCTCAGCCCAGAAACCGGACGCCAGCCCCTTCAAGGATCGCCACTACTCGGCAACGTCGATGTTTACCGAGGCGGTGGAAACCGAGTTGAAATTCGAGGAAATCGAAGAGAAGCCCAGCATCGGCGCCCAGTTGTTCAACAAGGTGCAAGCGCTGCTGACCGGCAAGCAGGCCAAGGACGATACCGAGTTCGCCCAGATCGGCGAAGCCGTCGAAGCCATCGCCGAACACGTCAAGGATCTACCCGACCAACTGGCCGCCGAAAAGAAATTCTCGGCGGGGCTGAAAACCCAGCTCGACCAAGTCAGCACGGAACTCACGGAGCTGAAAAACAAGCTCTCTACCACCCAGGACCACAGCCAGAAAACGCGCCCGCCTGTAACCGGCGGCAATGACTTGGTCGTGACCGACTGCTGACAGTCAGCCCAACCACAGCCCGAATCATGAAGGACGATCAACATGCGTAACGACACCCGAGTACTGTTCAACGCCTACCTGCAACAACTGGCGCAACTGCATGGGGTGACTGACGTCACCACTAAATTCACCGCGAACCCAAGCGTCGCCCAAACGTTGGAAACCCGCATTCAGGAATCCAGCACCTTCCTCAGCGCCATCAACGTCTATGGCGTCCAGGAACAATCGGGTGAAAAGATTGGCATCGGCATCGACGGCACCATCGCCAGCACCACCGACACCACGGTCAAAGACCGCGAACCACGCGATCCAAGCGGCCTGGACGACCGTGGGTACACCTGCACCCAAACCAACTTCGATACCGGTCTGCGCTATCAGAAGCTGGACCAGTGGGCCAAGTTCAAGGACTTCCAGGCACGCATCCGCGACGCCATCATCAAAGCCCAGGCCCTCAACCGGATCATGATTGGCTGGAACGGCATCAGCCGCGCCGCGACATCCAACCCGGTCACCAACCCGCTGTTGCAGGACGTCAACATCGGCTGGCTTCAGAAGATGCGCCTGGAGAACCCTGCCCGGGTTCTGGATGAGGTGGTGGCCGGCAGCGGCAAAATCGAAATCGGCGCCGGCAAGGACTTCGAAAACATCGACGCCCTGGTCGTCAGCATGGTCAACGAGTTCATCGAGCCTTGGTATCAGGAGGACACCGAACTAGTGGTCATCTGCGGTCGCCAGCTGCTGGCCGACAAGTACTTCCCGATCATCAACAAGGTCCAGGCGCCGACCGAAATGCTGGCGGCCGACATCGTCACCAGTCAAAAACGGCTCGGCAACCTGCCGGCGGTTCGCGTGCCGCACTTCCCGGCCAACGGCCTGCTGGTGACCCGCCTGGATAACCTGTCGTTGTACTGGCAGGAAGGTACTCGCCGCCGCACCGTTGTGGACAACGCCAAGCGCGACCGCATCGAGAACTACGAATCGGTGAACGAAAGCTACGTCATCGAAGACCTGGGCTGCGCGGCCATGGCCGAAAACATTACCCTGAACTGAGGCGGCCATCATGACCAACCCCTGCCGCCGCCACTTTGAACGTGTCACTGCCGCCATTGAGGCGGCAGCGACCGAACCCACCCAAACCATGGCCGGCGCTACAGCCTACGAACACCAGCTCAACCAACTGTTGCAAGACCGCCTGCGTCTGAAACAGGTCCAGTCCAACCAGGGCAAGGCCGAACTCAAGCGCCAATTGCTGCCGAGTTACGAATCCTATGTGCAAGGTGTGCTGGAAGGCGGCCAGGGCGCGCAGGACGAGGTACTGACCACCGTCATGGTCTGGCGCTTCGATGCCGGCGACTTCACCGGCGGGCTCGACATCGCGACCTACGTGCTGGAACACAAGATGGTCATGCCTGACCGCTTCGCCCGCACCTTGGGATGCCTGGTCGCCGAGGAAGTCGCGACGGCAGCGTTCAAGGCTCAGAAGATTGGCGAACCGTTCAACCTGGCAATCCTGCACCGCACCGCCGAGCTTACCGACGCCGAAGACATGCCCGACCAGGCCCGCGCCAAGCTGTTTCTCGCCATGGGCCGCGCCACGCTGGAAGGCATCACCGAAGAGGCCCCAGGACAACCCGGCCAGCTCCAAGCCGGTGTTGATCTACTGAAAAAAGCCATCGCCCTGCATGACGCCTGTGGTGGCAAGAAAGATCTGGAGCGGGCCGAACGCCTGCTCAACAAACTTGCCGGCCCTGCCGGCTAACCGAGCGTTCCCACGCACCCCGCCGGCTCGGGGCGGATCGGCCAGGCCGCTCCTCCTGAACGTGAAGCCCCGACCACCGGCGACCTATTTCTGAGTGCTGTTCCATGAGCGGATTCGTAGCCAGCGGCCGCGTCGCCAGCGGCCATATCAACACCGACGCCTTCTGGCCCTCGATTGATCTCGATGAGCTGCGAGCCACCCTGCGGATCGATGCCAGCGTCACCGCGCCACGTTTGGAAACCGCCGCCGTTGCCGCCGCCATCAGCGTCAACCGTGAGCTGAGCGGATGGCGCGCAATCCAACAGGTCGCAGGCCATGCCGAACTGGCAGACGTTCCCGGCGAAAAAATCAACGACGTATCTGTCCTGGTGCACCTCTACCGCCGCGCCATCGAAGCCGCCACCGGCGCCGAAGTTTGTGAGCGCTACCGCTCCTACGACAGCACCAACAGCGGCAGCCAGAACGCCGAAGACCTCACGCCAAATATCGACGACTACCGCCGCGACTTGCGCTGGGCGGTGCGTGACTTCCTCGGCATCAACCGCACTACCGTGGAGTTGATCTGATGCCCGTCACTGTCCGCGCCTTTCAAAACGACACCGTTGACGCCCTGTGCTGGCGTCACTACGGCCGCACCGCCGGCGTGACCGAAGCGGTACTCGAAGCCAACCCCGGCCTGGCGGACTACGGGCCAATCCTGCCCCAAGGCCTGGCCGTGCAAATGCCCGAAGCCCAGACGGCCGCGCCACAGCGGCAGATGGTGAACCTATGGGACTGACCACCTCCAACCAAGGAACCCTGCGCCATGGCTGATCCGACTTCCAGCGCCGTGACTGGCGTTGTCATGGGCCTCGGCCTGGCGACCGCCATGCCAATCATTGACGGCGAAGCCCTGTTTGGCGCCCTGCTCGGTGCCTGGTTGGTGACCAGCACCAAGCATGACCTTAAGGTCTGGCAGCGGCTGGGCTCGCTGTTTCTGTCTGCCGGCGTCGGCTACTTGTTTGCGCCGATGGCGTTGCAGCTGATGCCCTTTCTTACCAGCGGCGGCGCGGCGTTCGGCTGCGCCCTGGTCATCATCCCGATCAGCATCAAAGCCATGGTGTGGGTGGAAAAGGCCGACCTCTGGGAAATCGTGAGACGTATCAGAGGAGGTAGCTGAGCATGCTCACCATCGAACTGATCATCCCTCTGACCACCGCCCTGGCCTACCTGCTCAGCGCCCTGCGCCTGGCTTGCTACAGCCGAGGCGCAGCACGGTTTCGCCGGGGTATCTCGCTGCTCGCCAGCCTGTTCGGCGCCTCCCTGTGCCTGTGTGGCCTGGAAATCATTCTGTACCGGCCGCCGGTAAGCCTTTGGCACGCCGTCGCTACGGTGCTGTTGTGCACCCTGATTTTTCGTTCTCGCGGCAACGTCGCCGCCCTGTTGAGGCCCAGCGCATGACCATCACGTTGCGTCACGGCGACCGCTCCCAGGCGGTACGCATCCTGCAAAAAGACCTGAACGACCACGGCGCCGCGCTGGTGGTGGATGGCGACTATGGCGATTCCACCGAGGCCGCCGTGCGGGCGTATCAGTTGAAAGTCGGTTTGGTCGCCGATGGCGTTGCCGGCGAAAAGACCCAGGCCAGCCTGGCCGGCGGTGACTGTCAGCTCCTGTTGAGAAACGAAGACCTGGTGCAGGCCGCGCAGATCCTCGACGTGCCACTGGCAAGCGTCTATGCCGTCAACGAGGTTGAATCCAAGGGCAAGGGCTTCTTGGCGAATGGCAAGCCGGTGATTCTGTTCGAACGGCACATCATGTACCGCCAGCTCGCGACGCCGCGCCACGAAGGCGACAACCCCGACGAACTCAAGAGCCACGCCGACCAACTGGCCGCCGCCAATCCGGCCATCGTCAATCCGAAGTCCGGCGGCTATGCCGGCGGCACTGCTGAGCATCAACGCCTGGGCCATGCGCGCCTGATCGACGACACCGCCGCGCTGGAATCCGCTTCCTGGGGCGCGTTCCAGATCATGGGCTTTCACTGGCAGCGCCTGGGCTATGCCAGCGTGCAAGCGCTGGTCGAGGACATGAGTGCAGGCGAGTCTCAGCAGTTCGCCGCCTTCGTGCGTTTCATCCAGACCGACTCGGTGCTGCACAAGGCCTTGAAAGGCCGTAAATGGGCCGAATTTGCCAAGCTCTACAACGGCCCGGATTACCAGCGGAACCTGTACGACATCAAGCTCCAGCGCGCCTATGAGCGGCACGCTGAGTGCGGCTGCGGCCAGGCGGTGGCGGCATGATTCCCCCTCGAATCGCTTACCTTGAAATCAGTCCAAGGCAAACGGGGAAAACCGAACGGCTTGTTCGACACGCGAAATCTTGTCTTGCGGCAGGCAAAAGGGTGTGTTTCGTCACCTTGCAGGGTTCGGTCGAAGATATCCGCCACCGCCTGCCTGGCGCATTCATTTGGGGAAATGACGAAGAGGTGCCGTGCAGAGAAGACGATGAGGGTGTTATCTGGTTTTACGACGAATTTGACTGGCTCGACTCAACCAAAATCCATGCCGGCGCCTACTACGCAACCACACCGAAATTCCTACGAACGTTGGGCGAGCAAACAGCAGAAAACGATCTCCTTTTAGGGCTGATCGAAGCCAACGACCGACAGCTCTGTCGATATACCTGGCCGGTCGATTTGTCCGACATTCTCAAAGAGGCCCGCGCTTCGTACAGCCCCGAAGAGTTCCGGCTGCTCTACCTTGGAGAGTTCCTAAAATGATCGACCTTGAACGCGTGCAACAGTTGAACGTGCAGGACGGCAACTTGCTGGTGGTACCCGAAAATACCGAGCAAGCCGATATGGAGCTGCTGTGCGAAGCCCTGGCCTACATAACACCCGGTTGCCGGGTCGTCATCGTGCGAGGTCCGGTGGAGCTGATGGACGTCGGCGACATGAACAAACTGGGCTGGTACCGCGCATGAGTACCCTGCGCCAGGCGCTGTACGGCATCGCCCTGCTGGGCGCCCTGGCACTGCTCATCTGGGGCCAGGAACAACGCATCACCGTGGCCGAGAAGAACACCGAACTGGCGGGGAAGGACAGCAAAATCGCCCGCGATGAAGCTGACAGGCTACGCGCCAATCTCAGCACCCTGCAAAACACCCTGAACGACGAGCGCATCGCCCAGGCTGCCCTGCGAACCCAGCAGGATCAACTGCGCCAGGGCCTGGCAAAGCGCGAGCAAACCATCGAGGCGCTGAAACGTGAAAACGAAGACCTTCGCAACTGGGCTGACCAGCCTTTGCCTGAGCTTGCTCGCCGGCTGCGCGAGCGCCCCGCCCTCACCGGCGCCGACGCTTATCGTCAGTGGCTGTCCGGCCGTGGTGCCCTGCACCCTGCCGGCGACAAGCCCGCTCAATAACGGCGATCAGCTCACCGACCAGGACCGCGTCGAAGCCGCATGGGCTGAATGCGCCGGCCAGGTTGACATGGTGTTCAACCACCAACAGGCGGCCCCATGAACAAACCCGAAAGCCTGCGGGCCCATCTGCTGAGCACAGTGGCCGAACTCAAGCACAACCCCGACCGGCTGCTGATCTTCATCGACAACGGCAAAATCCGCTGCACCGCGGCTGCCTCGCTGTCGTTCGAATACAGCTTTGATTTACAGGTCATCCTCACCGACTACGCCGGTCACCCCGACAGCGTCATGTTGCCGTTGCTGGGCTGGCTGAGCGTGAACCAGTCAGAGCTGCTGGAGAACCTAAACAAGTCCGCCGACGGCATCCAGTTCGAGGCCGACATCCTGGACAACAGCAAGGTGGACCTGAGCCTGACACTGCCGCTGACCGAGCGTGTGGTTGTGGGGAAAGACGCCGACGGCAATACCACCGTCCACCATCCCGGTGAACCTCGGCAGGTAGCCGCGTTTCTCGATCCGGCGTGGATACCTGGCGCCCAAGGCACCGGCAGTGAATGGGTCGTGCCTAAATGACCAATCGATTGAAAACGCTGGAGGATTGGGCCGCCGGCCTGTTGGGACAACTCGAAACGGCATCGCGCAACAAACTGGCCCGTAGCATCGGCCAGGCGCTGCGGCGCAGCCAGCAGCAGCGAATCATCACCCAGCGCAACCCGGATGGGAGCAAGTACGCGCCGCGAAAACAGCGCAACCTGCGGGGGAAACAAGGACGGGTGAAGCGAAAGGTGCAGATGTTTCAGAAGCTGCGTACGGCGAGCTTTTTGAAGGTTCAAGGTGATGGAAATGCCATAAGCGTCGGGTTCACAGGACGAATTGCACGCATTGCCCGGGTGCATCAGTACGGCCTGAAAGATCGTGCCGAACGTGGGGCACCTGATGTGAAATATGAACAGAGGGAAATCCTTGGTTTTACCGATACCGACTTGGATCTAATCCGGGATCAGATGCTTGCTTACTTCACTGCTCGAACGTAAAAAATTTCCCTCCATGATGTTTTCATTTCAGTGCGAAAGCGGGTAAAAGCTATGCGGGTCGCAGTTGAAATTGTCAATGGTGAGGGAGTCACTTAAGAGATGACAGAAACTTTCAAGGCTCATTGCCCCCGTTGCAATGGAGAAAGAACCTGCTTTGTTCATGGTGAATTCGAGCGGCGTTGGGAGTCGGGCGATGATCAACATCCAATGTGGGGGCAGAGCGATTACAAACTGGCACAGTGCCGTGGGTGCGAAGAAGTTTTTTTTCATCAAAGCAGCTGGGACTCAGAGAACTGGGACTTCGAATACAATCCAAAAACAGGACAAGATATCGCTGTCTATCCGTGCACCATTACTACCTTCCCAGCGCCGGAAAAGAAAAGTAAAAAACCTGATTGGGTATGGGACATTGCGAAAATCGACCCTCAGCTATTTACGATCTTGAACGAGATGTATCAAGCATATGAACAAAACTCGTTCATTCTTGCTTCTGTGGGCTTAAGGACAGCTTTTGATCGCGCCACGGAAGTTCTAAATGTCGATCCTGGACTCAGCTTAGAGGCGAAAGTTAAGCACCTTTTGGAAGTTGGATTTATAGGGGAAACCGAATCGGAAACGCTAGGGGTAGTGACTGATGCGGGGAGTGCAGCGGCTCATAGAGCCTGGTCTCCAAACCAAGAGGAGTTTCAAACTCTACTGATGACGCTTGAACAATTTATTCTTCGCACTGTGATCAGTGGGAAAGCAGCCTTAGCCGTCGCTAAAAACATACCTGCACGCCCTCCTCGCCCCCATAAAAAACCAAAAACAAAACCCGAAACATAATCCTGTAAAACTTCGCTCTACAACTCTTCGCAGCTGCACTCCCGCACGCGTGGCGCCACCATCGGCGCCATGAACGACTTAGCCACCCTCGCCCGCCTGATCGAAAACCTCATCCGCTTCGGCACCATCGCTGCCGTCCAGATGCAGCCCCCACGTGTGCAGGTCAAAACCGGAACCCTGACCACTGCCTGGCTGCCGTGGATCGCCTTGCGGGCCGGCGCCGACCGAGAGTGGAACCCTCCGACCGTCAATGAACAGGTTCTGCTCTTCAGCCCCTCGGGCCAGCTTGGCAACGGTGTCGCCTTGACCGGCCTTTTCAGCGATCAGATCCCCGCCAACGGCGACCGCGAAGGCCTGCACCGCGTCACCTACCGTGACGGCACGGTGATCGAATACGACAGCGTCGCTCACCACCTCAACGCCACGCTCACCGATGGCGGCACCACCAACCTGGTCAGCACCGGCGGCATAAACATTGTCGGCGACATCACGCACCAGGGCGATTACACCCAGACCGGCAACCAGAACGTCACCGGTAACGTCACCGTCTCGGCAGACGTGGTGGCCGCCGGCGTCAGCCTGGTGAAGCACTTGCATGGCGACGTCATGCCTGGTGGCAGCAAGACGGGGAAACCGGAATGAACCGACACACCGGCGCCGCCATCACCACCATGGAAAGCATCGCCCAATCCATGAGCGACATTCTCACCACGCGCATTGGTACCCGGGTCATGCGGCGCGAATACGGCAGCCTGTTGCCCGAACTGGTGGACCACCCGTTCAACGACATCACGCGCTTGCAGGTGTACGCGGCCACCGTCATGGCGCTGATGCGCTGGGAACCGCGTATCAGCCTGAGCCGCGTGCAGTTCCAGGGCGCCACGCTGCAAGGGCAATCCTCGTTGGATATTGAGGGCAGCATTGTCGATAGCAACGAGCCGCTGAGCCTGAGCGTGCCTCTGAACTTGGGGGGTAGCGCATGAACTCATTCGTCGCGATTGACCTAGGCCAGCTCCCCGCACCCGAGGTCGTTGAGCAGGTCGATTACGAGCAAATCCTCGCCGAGCGCAAGGCCTACGCTATCGGCCTCTGGCCGGTCGAGGAACAAGCCGAGATCGCTGCACGGCTTGAGCTGGAATCTGAGCCCCTGACCAAACTGCTCCAGGAGAACGCCTACCGCGAGACGGTGTGGCGCCAGCGCGTCAATGAGGCGTCTGTCGCCAACATGCTGGCCCTCGCCAAGGGCAGCGACCTGGAGAACCTGGCCGGCAACTTCAACGTCAAGCGCCTGACCATCCAAGCCGCCAAGCCCTCGGCCGTGCCGCCGGTTCCGTTGCTGATGGAAAGCGACGACAGCCTGCGGGAGCGGGCTCAAATGGCGTGGGAAGGTCTCAGCACTGCCGGCCCGCGTAACAGCTATATCTTTCATGCGCGCTCTGCTGACGGCCAGGTTGCCGACGCCACTGCCGAGAGCCCCGCCCCGGCCGAGGCCGTGGTGACGGTGCAATCTATCCTGGGTGACGGCACCGCCTCGCCCGCGCTGCTGGCAAAGGTCAATGCCTACCTCAGCGATGACGACCGCCGCCCTGTCGCGGATCGGCTCACCGTGCAAAGCGCCCAGGTCATCAACTACCAGGTCAAAGCCAAGCTGTTTCTTTCGACGTCGGGCCCTGAGAGCGAGTTGATTCTCGCGGCGGCCAATGCGCAGTTGCTGGCTTTCGTGCACCAACGGCGGCGGCTGGGCTTGGAGGTTTCAGAGTCGATTATCCACGCCTCGCTGCACGTTGAGGGTGTGCGTAAGGTCGTGCTGGAGAACTGGGCGGACATCGTTGCCACGAAGTACCAGGCCCCGTATTGCACCGCCGTCGATTTGGCGCTAGGGATCGAATGATGGCAGACGCGCCCCTTCTTCCAAGCAATTCGACGCCGTTGGAGCATCAAGCGGCGCAGGCGCTGGCCCAGATACAGCGTGTGCCGATTCCATTGCGTACGCTGTACAACCCCGACCTTTGCCCACTGCCCCTTTTGCCCTACCTGGCCTGGGCTTTCTCCGTGGATCGCTGGGACAGCAAGTGGACCGAAGCGGCCAAGCGCGCCGCCATCCGCAGCGCGTACTACATCCATTCGCGCAAGGGCACTATCGGCTCTCTACGCCGTGTCGTTGAACCCCTCGGCTACCTGATTGAAATCATCGAATGGTGGCAGACCGTTCCGGTCGGCCCTCGCGCCACCTTCAAGCTCAAGGTTGGCGTGCTCGACACCGGTATCACCGAAGAGATGTACCAGGAACTCACCTGGTTGATCGACGACGCCAAGCCCCTGACACGCCACCTCACCGGGCTCGCCATCAGCCTGGAAACCACCGGTTCAATTCATATCGGCGCCTGCATCACCGAAGGCGACGAAATCGATATCTATCCACCCACGCAGCGCGACATCGAGGTCACGGGCTACATCCACCAGGGCGGCCGTGAACATCAGATCGACACCATGGACATCTACCCATGACAGACCAAAACAGCCAGTTTTTCGCCATCCTCACCGCCATCGGCAGGGCCAAGCAGGCCAACGCGGATGCCCTGGGCATCCCCTGGACGTTCGCACAGATGGGCGTGGGCGATGCCAACGACACGGAGCCAATGCCCAACGAGCAGCAGACACAGCTGATTAACGAGCGCCGACGCGCCCCGCTGAATCAGCTCAAGGTTGACCCAGCCAACCCGAACATCATCATTGCCGAACAGGTCATCCCCGAGAACGTCGGCGGCTGGTGGATTCGTGAGGTGGGGCTGTACGACGCCACCGGTGACCTGGTGGCTGTGGCTAACTGCGCGCCAAGCTTCAAGCCTTTGCTGACTCAAGGTTCGGGTCGTACTCAGGTGGTGCGGATGAACCTGATCGTCAGCAACACGGCGAATGTCGAACTGAAGATCGATCCCTCAGTTGTTTTGGCGACACGTCAGTACGTTGATTCAAAGATTCTTGAGGAGCTGTACAAGCTCGACAACAAGCAATCGGTGCGCGTAGCCACCACGGCGAACATCGCATTGACCGGGTTGCAGATCGTTGATGGCGTAACATTGCTTGCAGGGGACCGGGTTTTGGTGAAGAACCAGACGGCCGCCAAGGACAATGGTATCTACATTGCTGGCGGCGCGGCATGGCTGCGTGCTCCGGATGCCGACAGCAACGCCGAAGTGACGTCAGCAATGATTTTGTCAGTCGAGCAAGGCGCCACGCTGGCCGATACCCGCTGGCAACTGGTTACTGACGGTACGATTGTCCTGGGCACCACCTCGCTGGCGTTCCAAAACGTGACGCAGGGATTCGCCCCTATCAATTCCCCGGCCCTCCTGGGGAGTCCTACAGCCCCGACTGCGCCGCTCAACAACAGCAGCCAGTTGCTCGCGAATACTGCGTTTGTACAGCGAGCCCTTGGCAACCATTCAGGTATTGGCGGCCTGGACGTCAGCACCGTGCTGACGGCCGATGCTTTCGGGAAGTCTTTCATCATCAACTCCGCGAACCCGGTCAATATCACCTTTCCCAAGGCAAGCGCAGGGTTCAACGGCGGGACCATCACGTTGGCGAACGTGTCAACCGGAACCGCGACGATCATCCTACAGGGCACCGATTACGTCGCGGGCATCGCCGCGAATCAGCTCGTGCTCAAGACATCGGACACCATCACTCTATCGACCGGTGCAGGCATAACGTGGTACGCCGAAAACGGTTCGATACCGGACGCATTGTCTTCCGCTTTCAACGGTGGGGTGCGTTCAATCTTGGATACTTTCGGGCTTGGATCGGACGCCGCGAAAATTCCCCTGATCGCGGATTTTTCGGCTGACATCAAGCCTGGCCTCTACCGAGCGTTCACGTTGGAGCACCCGAATGCGGCTATTGGTGGGCCGCCAGATGCCGGTACACAAGGCGGCACTTCAATGACTGTGCTTGTCAGCGGTGGATACATCTCTGCCGGGTACAAGACGTTTCTGGCGATCCTCAACAACACGGCGAACGGTCCAACGCGGGTTTATATCGGGCACAAGACTGCAGCGGGAACACAGCCGTATTGGAGTGAGCTAGGCCAAACCACTCATTTGCCATATCGCGCAAAAGTCCTCTACAAAAGTGCAGGCGTATATCAGTGGACGGTTCCGGCCAATGTTTCGAAGGTCTACGTTGAGGTGCGCGGCGGTGGCGGGAGCGGAGCGTTCGGTGGCGATGGATCCTCTACCACTGGACCAGGAGGTGGTGGTGGCGGAGGAATAAGCAATCGACTCTGTACTGTCGTGCCCGGGAGCATCATCACGGTGACAGTCGGGGCGGGTGGGGCCTTCGTTTCCACGGAGGGCGAAGCTGGACTGCCTGGTGGCACGTCCTCATTCGGTTCCTTCTGCTCGGCCACAGGTGGTCGCGGTGGGGTGATGAATGGCGGCGCTCTCGGAGGCGTTGGCTCGGGTGGAGACTTCAATGCTTCGCTTGGCATGGGATTCCCGCCCGTGCGCAGCTCAGGCGGCAACACGAACTGGGGCGGCCCTGGCGGCGGTGGTGAAAGTGCTTTTGCGGCGCTGGATACCTCGATCCTGACTCAACCAGGTATGGGTGGTGGTGGGCGTCTAAAGACCCGATCACAACCTGGCGTAGACGGCCAAGTAATAATCACTTACTGAGGACAGGTCATGTGGGCATTGATTCAAGAGGGCGTTGTCCTCGAAACGACGAGTATTGACCCTACGGAGCGCTTCCATCCGGATCTGTCATGGGTGGCATGCCCTGCGGATGTGAAGCCAGATTGGCTTGTATCGGATGGCGAGTTCGCACCTCCGGCCGTCAATGACTCCGAACAAGCCGAGGTTGAGCGGGTGTGGCGTAACACTGAGCTGCAATCCACAGAGTGGCTGGTCACTCGCCATCGCGATGAGCAGGATCTGGAGCGTTCCCCAACGCTGACATCGGAGCAGTTTTCCGAACTGCTCGTCTATCGTCAGGCACTGAGAGACTGGCCTCAAGCGGGTACCTTCCCAACCGTCGAGTTTCGACCGGTTGCGCCGTCATGGATTGCTGAGCAAACTCAATAAGACCACGCGTCTTTTCCTGTAACCCCCTCCCCTACAAGCCCCCGCGCTCGCCCAACCGGCGCGCGCGCGGCAGCCTGTGCACTGTCATCCCAATCACTGCGCAGGCAAACCCATGGCCGATTATGTTCACGGCGTGCGGGTCATCGAACTCAACGACGGCACCCGCCCCATTCGCACCATCCCCACCGCTGTTATCGGCATGGTCTGCACGGCCGACGACGCTGATGCCACCGTTTTTCCATTCGACACACCGGTACTACTTACCAACGTACAAACCGCCATCGGCAAGGCCGGCACCACGGGCACCCTGGCGAAGAGTCTTCAGGCCATCGCCGACCAGACCAAGCCCTACACCATCGTCGTGCGGGTGAAGGAAGGCGCGACCGAGGAAGAAACCACCAGTGCCCTGATCGGTACCACCACCGCCGAGGGTAAATACACCGGTTTGAAGGCCCTGCTCGCCGCCAAGGCCCGCGTCGGCATGGTGCCACGCATTCTCGGTGTGCCAGGCCTCGACAGCCTGCCGGTGGCCACCGCCCTGGTCACCATCGCGCAGCAGTTGCGCGGCTTCGCTTACGTCAGCGCCTGGGACTGTAAAACCAAGGAGGAGGTGGTTGCCTACCGTGACAACTTCGGCGCCCGTGAAGCCATGGTCATCTGGCCGGAGTTCCAGAACTGGAGTACCGTTACCAACGCGACCGTCACAGCCTCGGCCGTGGCCCGGGCATTGGGTCTGCGCGCCAAGATCGATCAGGATGTGGGCTGGCACAAGACACTGTCCAACGTCGCGGTCAACGGTGTCACCGGCATCAGCGCCGACGTGTTCTGGGATCTGCAAAACCCGGCGACTGATGCCAACTACCTCAACAGCAACGAGGTCACCACGCTCATCAATGAGGGCGGCTTCCGCTTCTGGGGCAGCCGCACCACCAGTGAAGACCCGTTGTTTGCCTTCGAGAACTACACACGCACCGCGCAGATTCTCGCCGACACCATGGCCGAGGCGCACATGTGGGCTGTGGACAAGCCGCTGCATGCATCCCTGGTGCGCGACATCATCGAAGGGGTCAACGCGAAGTTCCGCGAGATGATCGCGGCGGGCTACCTGATCGGCGGTAAGTGTTGGTACCCGGACGATGCCAACGACAAGGACACACTCAAGGCCGGCAAGCTGTTCCTGGATTACGACTACACGCCGGTGCCACCGCTGGAAGACCTCACGTTGCGGCAACGCATCACCGACCGCTACCTGATCGACTTCGCCAGCAAGATCAACAGCTAACCCGGGCCTCCCCGCAAGGGGAGCTGACCCTGTGCCTGAGCAACGGAGAACCCCGCCATGGCCATGCCCCGCAAACTCAAAAACCTCAACCTGTTCAACGACGCCAACAGCTACCTCGGCGTGGTCAAGAGCGCCACCCTGCCCCCGCTCGGCCGCAAGATGGAAGGCTATCGCGGCGGCGGCATGAACGGCCCGGTCAAGGCCGATCTCGGTTTCTCGGACGACGGCATCCAGTTTGAATGGAAGACCGGCGGCCTGGATCTGATCGCCCTCAAACAGTTCGGCGCCGTAAACGCCTCGGGCGTCGCGTTGCGCTTCACCGGCTCGTTCCAGCAGGACGACACCGCCGAGATCAGCGCCGTTGAGGTGGTGATGCGCGGCCGGCACGAGACCATCGAAATGGGTGATGCGCAGCCGGGCGAAGACACCGAGCACAGCATTACTACCACCTGCACCTATTACAAACTGATCGTCGATAACGAAGAAATCATCGAAATCGACCTGCTCAATTTCATCGAAATCGTCGATGGCGTGGACATGCTGGAAAAGCAGCGCCAAGCCCTCGGCATCTGAGCCTTCTCGCCCTGACCCAGGGCGGTTAACCCTGCAATCTGGAGCCTCATATGAAACCTGAAGACACCCTCGAAGCCCTGCCGCCGGTTGACGACAACACCGTCACCCTGGACACCCCGATCACCCGTGGCAAGACCGTCATCGACAGCATCACCTTGCGCAAACCGCAATCCGGCGAGCTGCGCGGTGTGCAACTGGTGGAACTGCTGAATATGGACGTCGCCACCCTCATCAAGATCCTGCCGCGCATCAGTGCACCAGCTATCACAGCGCCCGAAGCCGCCAGCATGGACCCGGCCGACCTGCTCGCCTGTGGCAGCAAGATCTCCGGTTTTTTGTTGCAGAAGTCGGTGAAGACGGACGCGTCCCTCGTTGCGTAGAAGACGCCATGGCCGACTTGGCCGTGGTTTTCCATTGGGCACCGGCTGACATGGATCAGCTGGGCCTGCAAGAACTGATGGAGTGGCGCGAGCGCGCCCGGGTGCGGAGTTCCACCGATGGCGAATGACTTAAAACTTCAGGTGTTGCTCAACGCCATTGACAAGGCGAGCGGCCCCCTGAAGGCCATCAACAACGGCAGCATCGGTGCCGCCCGCGCCCTCAAGGAAGCCCGCGACCGCCTCAAGGAGCTCAATACCCAACAGAAGGATGTCAGCGCCTGGCGCACCCAGCGCGCTGCCGCCGAGCAAACCGAGCAAGCCCTCGTCGCCGCCCGCGACAAAGTGCGGGCGCTTTCCCAGCAGTTCGCTGCCACCGGTGCGCCAACCAAGGCCATGGCCAAGGACTTTCGGGCAGCCGTTCGCGAAGCGCAGAAACTCAAGGAACAACATCAACAACAGGGCGAACAGCTCCAGGTGCTGCGCAGCAAACTGCAAGGCGCCGGCATCAGCACCAAGAACCTCAGCAGTCACGAACGCCAGCTGCGCGAGCAAATCAGCGCCACCAACGCCAGCATCAGCGAACAGGGCAAACGCCTGGTCGCGTTGAATGCTCAGCAAAAGCGCCTTGCCATCGAGCGCGCCAAGCTGGAGAAAACCCAGAACCTCGCCGGTAACATGGCTATGAACGGCGCCGCCGGCCTGGGTGTGGGATATGCCGCGAGTCGGCCGGTGGCTAAAGCCATCGGTGCCTTTGCGCCGAACGAAGACTCGGCCACGCAACTCAAGGTTTCGATGATGGATGACACCGGCAAGGTGTCTGAAGACTTCCAGAAAATCACCGACCTGGCGACCAAGCTGGGCGACCGCCTACCTGGTACCACGGCCGACTTTCAAGAAATGATGACCATGCTGCGGCGCCAAGGCCTCAGCGCCAAGAGCATTCTCGGCGGCACCGGCGAAGCGGCCGCGTACCTGGGCGTTCAGTTGCAGATGCCCGTAACAGCCGCGGCTGAATTTGCCGCGAAGATGCAGGACGCCACCCGAACATCCGAAAAAGACATGATGGCGCTGATGGACATCATCCAGCGGGGGTTCTACTCGGGTGTAGACCCGACCAACATGCTCCAGGGCTTCAGCAAGATCGCGCCGGTCATGGACACCATCAAAAAATCGGGCATCGACGCGGCCGCCGAGCTGGCACCGCTGCTGATCATGATGGACCAGGCTGGCATGGAAGGCGGCGCGGCCGGTAACGCCTACCGGAAGATCTTCCAGGCCGGCCTGGACAAGGACGGGGTCAAGGACGTCAACAAGATCATGGAGCTGGAAGGCAAAAACATCCGCTTCAAGTTCACCGACGACAAAGGCAACTTCGCCGGCCTGGACAACCTGTTCGCCCAGGTCGAAAAACTAAAGTCACTGAACGACGAGGACCGCACGTCCACGATCAAGCTGCTGTTCGGGGACGACTCCGAAACCATGACCACCTTGAACACCATGATGAACAAGGGGATCGCGGGCTATCGGGAGGTGCAACAGAAGCTGCAAAACCAAGCCGATTTGCGCAAGCGAGTCAACGAACAGCTCGCCACCCTCACCAATGTCATGGAGGCCGCAGAGGGTAGCTTCACCAACGCCCTTGCCGAGTTTGGCGCCGCTGTTGCGCCCGAACTGAAACAGATCATCAGCACGCTCGGGGAGGTTGCCAACAGCGTAGGCGCCTGGGCTCGGGAGAACCCAAGATTGGCCGGCGGCCTGGTCAAGGTCGTAGCGGCCGTGGCCGGTCTGGCCTTCGTGTTTGGTGGCCTGGCATTGACGATGGCGAGCCTCCTCGGCCCATTCGCCATGGTGCGGTACGGCATGGGTATGTTTGGCATTCGCCTGGGCATTGTTAAGGCCCAGTTGATCGGCACGCGCACCGCAGCAGCAGGCGCCGGTGCCAACATCGGCAGGCTCGGGAAAGTCTGGCGGTCGTTGGTAGCCACTCGCTCGGCGGGTGGCTTGCTCAGTGCGTTACCTGCTTTCGTCAGCAGCGCCCGCCTAGCTGCCGCCAGCGTGCTACCGATGCTCGGCGGCGCGATCAGTGCCGTCGGTACCGCCATCATGGCGACGCCCATCGGCTGGCTGCTGGCGGCCATCGCTGCCCTGGTTGCTGCTGGCGTGCTGGTCTACAAATATTGGAACCCCATCAAGGGTTTCTTTCTCGGTTTCTGGCAAGGCCTGGTCGGGGCCTTGCAACCGGTACTCGATAGTTTCGCCGGGCTCGGCCAATCGCTGCTGAACCTGGGCCAGGCCGTCATGACGCTGCCAGGTGTCGGCGCGGCCATGGAGCTTCTGGGCAGCATCGCACGCCCCCTGTTCAGTCTGATATCAGATGGCGTCAGCAGCCTGATCACCTGGTTCGGCCAGCTACTTGCGCCTGTCGAAGACGTCGGTGGCGCCGCTCAGTCAATGGGCGAACGCTTCGGTGCCGTCATCGGCAATATGCTGAGCCTTTTGTTAGGCCTGCCTACACAGTTCGCTGAACTGGGTACGCAGATGATTCAAGGCCTGGCAAATGGCATCACCAACAGCCTGACCGTAGCCAAGGAGGCCATCACCGGGGCAGGCGATGCGGTGATTGGTTGGTTCAAGGAAAAGCTCGACATCCACAGCCCCTCGCGAGTGTTCGCGGAGCTGGGCGGCTTCACCATGGCCGGCCTGGCCCAGGGGCTTGAGGGCAGTCAAAACGGGCCGCTGAGTGCTATGGCCAGCCTGAGCAAACAACTCACGGCAGCCGGCACACTGGCCCTCGGTGCAACCGCCATGCCTCTAGCTGCCATGCCGTTGCCGCAATTCCCGGACGGGGCTGCCGCTGCCTCCTCGCTGTCGATCGATAACCGCGCACCCATCAGCCCAGCCCCGGCGCCGGTTCATGACAGCCACGATACCTACGAAATAAACATCCACACCACGCCAGGCATGGACGCCCAGGCGATCAGCCGCGCCGTACGGGCCGAGCTGGCGCGCATCGCCAGCGAAAAAGCCGCCCGCCAGCGCAGCAAACTATCAGACCTGGAGTAATCCCTATGATGCTTGCCTTGGGCATGTTCGTGTTCAGCCTGTCCACCGCCGCTTACCAGGAGCTGCAACGCCAAACCGAATGGCGCCATGCGAGCAACAGCCGCGTCGGCGCCGCTCCGGCTCGGCAGTTTGTCGGGCGCGGCGACGACACCATCACCCTACCCGGCGTCATCCTCCCGGAGCTGGCCGGCAGCGCCCTTAGCCTCGACGCTCTGCGGCTGATGGCGAACACCGGCAAGGCCTGGCCGATGGTCGAAGGCAGCGGCCGCATCTACGGCTTGTGGATTATCGATGGTCTGAGCGAAACCAAAACGCTGTTCTTCCGTGACGGCACGCCTCGGCGTATTGAATTCACGGTCAACCTCAAGCGCATCGATGACGACCGGATCGATCTGCTCGGCGCCGGTACCAGCGCAGGCGTCAACATTTTGAGGGCGCTGCTGTGATTGATGCTGCCCTGTCCAAGGTTACCGGCTACGTAGAAGACCTGGTCGAACGCTACCGCCGCGATGCGGCCTACCCGGTGCCGGCGTTTCGTATCACGGTCGATGGCAACGACATCGCCCAATTGATCAGCCCACGACTGATGAGCCTGGAGCTGACCGACAATCGCGGGATCGAGGCCGACCAGCTCAGCATCACCCTCAGCGACCACGATGGGCTGCTGGCGATACCGCCCAAAGGCGCGACCATCCGACTGTGGCTGGGTTGGAGTGATACAGGCCTGGTGGACAAAGGCACCTACACGGTCGATGAAACCGAACACAGCGGCGCGCCGGATGTTTTGAGCATCCGCGCCCGCTCGGCGGACCTTCGCAAAGGCCTTAAGACCAAGCGCGAGCGCAGCTGGAGCAACACCACCCTCGGCGATGTTCTGGGCGATATCGCCTTGGGCAACGGCCTCACCGCCACCATCGCCGGCGCCCTGGACGGATTGCCCATTCTTCAGCTGGACCAGGCCAACGAATCCGACGCCAACCTGATCAGCCGCGTGGGGGAAGAGTTCGATGCCGTGGTCACCGTCAAGGCCGGTTGTCTGCTGTGCCTGCCGGCGGGCGGCGGCAAGACGGCCACCGGCGCCGAGCTGCCGCATATAACCCTCACCCGCGCCGACGGCGACCAACACCGCTACCTGCAAGCCGACCGCGACAGCTACGACGGTGTGCGCGCCTATTTCTACGACGTGAACAGTGCGAAGAAACAGGAGGCCATCGCCGGTGGTGGTGAAAACCTCAAAGACTTACGCCACACCTTCAGCGACCGCCAGTCCGCCCTGCGCGCTGCCCGGGCGGAATTCAACCGCCTGCAACGTGGTAGCGCGACGCTCAGCTACACCCTCGCCCGGGGTCGGCCTGACCTCATTCCCGAACTGACCTACACGCTCCAGGGCGTGAAACCAGAAATTGACGAGATCATCTGGTACGGCGGTAACGTGCAGCACACCCTCAGCCCGGACAATGGATACACCGTGAGCCTGGAGCTGGAGAGTAAGCTGCCCGAGGATACGGTTGAGGGGTTGGCGGAGGAAAATAAAGGGGATTACACAGGGATCATCGCGTACTACCGCGACAAGAAGACCGGGAAGGAGAAGACCGTGCCTGCGGGGGATCAGAGCAAGCCGAAGCGGTTGCGGTGGTTGTATGCCACCGAGAAGACGGCGAAGCGGGCGGTGGATCGGGAGTGGAAGCGGATGCAGGTCACACCCTAACGGCATGTCGACCTGCACCATCTATTTACTAACTCAGTCTGTGCGCCAACTCCACGATATCTTTATAGCTCTGCACTTTTAAAATATCGCTCTCCCTAGACATTGCAAAGAAAACTGGACTCCTCCACGAGCTTACATTTTGAGCCATATTATTTCGGCTATGATGAGTTGACTCCAACAAAGCCAAATAGTATGTCGCCATTTCACTTACTGTTGCCAATTCCGTTGTAAAAGAAAACGAAACAGGATCCGCCTCCTTTTCATCAAAAGTAGTAACTGCATTTACTGACCTTCCCGACACCCACAGATCCGAATAAAGTTCGGATTTCGAGGCTTTGAAAAACACTAGATATGCCAACCAAAAAAAATGCACTGAACCTTGAATAGAGTCGCAAGCACTTTTGATCTGCTTTATGTAATTCATCAGCTCCCGCAGCTCTACCTTAAAATACTTGCACAAACCCACTAAAATAAGCTCATTCTCTGTAAACCCCTGAATAAAACTAGTAACAGTGTCTTTTCTGGGATAAACATATTCAGCATCGCCTGGAAAAAAATTACCTATATTTTTCCCCATCACATTCATATCTAACGAGACAGAGGATATCACAGGGAGATTGTGATGCACCAAGCTCTGCGTATCGGTATTATTTAGATTAAACTCAGCATCAAAAAATCTATTTAGATATCTTTCAGAGGAAAAACCTTGCCCATAAACCGCGCGTATTGAATGAGCCAATTGCCGCGAGTCGGAAGCAATAATAAATCGACAATTCTCCAGCTCAAAAAAATGCTTAATACGCTCAAGTAACTCTATCGCGTATGTCGGACGACAACGGTCTAGTTCATCAATAAAGATAAAAGCAGGTTTTTTCAAATTCCTGTTGTCTGCCGCCTGAGAAAATCTGTCTAATATCGCTTTTTTAAACTCATCAACATGCTGTAAAGTTTTAGCTTGGTCGGCTATAAGCGTACTGACAACATCGCTCGCAAAATCTGCGCCTTCTTGATCGCCCTCATCGCCCAATAGTTCTTTAAGCTCCACTCCGATATATTTTTTAACCAATCCTTTAGCAATCAACGGAGCAGCCTTTTTAACAATTGAAGCAGTTGCATCAACTGCGGTTCTACCTGCACTGTGGAGAGTCAGATCCAAATTGTCTTTTGTCTGCTGCTCAATGCAAGTAATCAGCGCAATAAGAGGCTCGGCTGTATAATCAGTTTCCCAAGCGTTAAAAAAAACACATACATGATCATTAGACAGTTCATCTTTCCATCGATTTAAGAAAAACGATTTCCCGGCGCCCCAAGGGGAATTTACATTCAATACTTTAATATGCGGGTTCGCGAGCAAATAAGACGTCAAGAATTTCGCGCTCGGTTGCCGATCCATAAGATCGTCAGCCCATATTTCTGTAATATCTACCATTATCCGCCCCTTCAGAATCGTCAGTAGGAAACTCAGTGCAGCGTTGAACTCGACACAGCCATTCACGGAATAAAAATTCAACGTCTCAACCAATGCAAAGTTCTATGATGCCCGGCGTAGCGCCGGGCACATTCACCGAGCACTTAATAAAACGTTCAGAAACCGCAATATGTCTTGCTGTTGCACTTCATCGAGTTGCCTGAAAAGCTGCACAATCATCCGCTCGCGCTCATTCAGTCCAGGCAATTCGATTACCTCGGTTAGGCTAGTTTCAACCTTTTTCATCACTGACATGTGTCACTCCATTCAACACGTCGGGCGCCCGGTACCAACATCGGCACCAACCAAAGCACCCGGGAGTGCGTCATTCTCAGCATGTTTCGGTGTGTCACCAGCCCAACGGAAAAAAATTATTGCAAATTACGCCCCGCCGCAGAGCGCTTGAGCACGTTGCACGATATCGCTGTAGTCCATCTTGATGGATGGCATCGTTGGATTGGGTTTGGTGATGTCCTGCCCGTCCGACCAACCGCGATCTTTTGCCTGACTCCGTGCACTACCGCTCAATGCATAGACGGTTCCATCCGAGGTTCGGGCCAACGCCTTGGGCGACGGTCCAAAGCAAAGCAGGTCAACGCTATCGACCGTAAACGGCCAAGCGTCTCCGTAGTCCTTACTCGAAACCTTCTGGGTCTTTTCCTTTGCACCGCACACACCCGAAGCGAGCATTGCCAGCACTGCTACCGATAACGTCATCCTTTTCATGTCCCAACTCCTTATTTTTTCAATGTAAAAGCCCTGAGAAGGCGCATCACCGCCCCCTTATCCTCATCGTCCAGGCTGCGCACGTGCATCACGATTTCCAAGTCATCGTCGGACAGCTGATCTTCACCCACAGATGAGCGCTGGCCGGTTACCACGTAAAGGACATCCACCCCTTGTTCAGCAACTGCTGCCAGGTAACTGGCATCCGGACTGCGCTCGCCCTTCTCATAGTTGTATTGACTGTTTTTCGAGGCGCCAGCCTTCGCCGCGAACTCGGTCTGATTGAAGCCCAAGCGCTCGCGCTCTTCTTTTAGGCGATCACCAATTCCCACAAACGTCTCCACGACGATTTGACATTCCCACAATCATGGGAAATACTTCGCCTGTCATCACACGAAATCACACGAAACGAGACTATGCCGAACGCATACCCCACGGAGCAAGCTTGCCGAAAGGCACGTGAGCGACTCGCGCATCAAGGCCTCTCTGCAAAAGACTGGGCCGATCAGCACAACTTGACCCCGTCCACGGTGTACGCCGTGTTGAACGGACAGAAGAAATGTCTGCGGGGCGAGTCCCACCGTGCTGCGGTGTTGCTCGGTATCAAAGACGGCGTCGTCACAAATTAGGCCCGTTGGCTCAGGTAGGAAACCAGAAGATGAAACGCTCAGTTCTAGCCAACCGCAAAGACGTAGTCAGCGCCGTCATTGCCGCTTACCCCGGGGGTCGGCACTACGCTGCGGCTGACCTTGGGATGCCGATCAAGAAATTTGATAACCAGGCCTATGAGAACGCTGGCAGCCGGCCGCTGAGCGACGAACATATCCATCGCCTCGAGCAAGTTGCGGGTACGTCATATCTCGCGGATTACATCACCGGGATGTATGGCGGCATGTTTGTGCCCGTCGCGGTGCCTGGAACGCTGGATAACGTCGAGCTGTACAACCGCTCAGTAAGAGCCGCCGCCAAGCGCGGATTGGTTGACCAGATCATTGCCCAAGCGCTGGACGACGGTGTCATTGAGCAGACTGAGGCCGAAGTCATTGTGTCGGCCCTGATGAAGTACATGTCAGCCCGCTACGCCGAAGTGCTAGCGACCATCCAACTGCACGGCCGGGGGTTCGCTGGGTGAGCACCTACAAACTAGTCTGCCCTCACTGCCTCGGCCGCATGCGTATCCGCACCAGCGAAGGCACGCACATCTTCCTGCGGGTGGCCTACCTGCAATGCACCAACGAGGCCTGCGGCTGGTCGGTGCGGGCTGAGTTTGAAATGACTCATGAAATGAGCCCCAGCGGTATGGCTAACCCCTCCGTCAAGTTGCCCATCGCCGACATTGCCCTGCGCCGTGCCGCAATGAAGTCCGCCAACGATCAACCCGACCTGCTCGACCAAATGGAAATGGAGTGTGCGCAATGAACCATGAAGAGCTTGACCACGACTACCGCAGCAGCATGCAACGAGTGGCGTTCGCCTACCTGCAACGGCACGAAGCGCAGCACCTGGTGGACTCTGATCTGTTGTACGAAAACTGCGTTCGGCACATGACCACCGCACTGGAAGTGCCGGTGTTCATGGCGCAGAAGCTGGTGCACAACGCTTGGACTGAATTGCAAGTCATCAACCAGCGCAAGTGGATCGGCGTGGACTGGGGCAACAGCCCAGGCAGCACTGTCGTCCACCTGATCGATACCCGGGCCGACCTTCGGTACCCGGTTCCGGCAAGGCTGCTGCCGCAAACCCTGCTCGCCCAGCGCGATGACGCGCTGAAGCAACACCCTCAGTAATTCCCGTTTAAACAACCCGCCCTGCCCCGCTTCCCGTGGGTTTGGGTGAGCTTTGCCCGAAATCCGAGGTGGACCATGCAAATCGACGTCGCCATCACCACAAAACTGCCACGCGAAGAGGCCGAAGCACTGCTCCAAGCGCTACGAAGCCAGTACGCCCAGCAGTTCAACGAGCATTGGTACGACGACCGCTTTCGCAGGATCCCCGAGGGTTTGCGGCATGGCTCGTTGCTCGCGGCCTTCCCGGTGATGGCTGCGCAAAAACGCCTGATTGGCGCCATTAAACACAGTCTTGACGAAGCGAAGTAAGCCCCGATGGAAATGCAAGAAAGGCTGCGAGCCGAAGTCATCCAGCGTATTGAGCGTGACTACCAGCTCAAGCACATGGGCGGTACCAACTACATGCGCAAGGGTGTATGCCCTGCGCCAAGCTGCGGCCAGAAGACCCTGTACACCTTCTACGATTCGCCTTGGACGTTGATCTGTGGACGGCCGGAAAAATGCGACCACCGCGTCCACGTCAAGGACGTCTACGACGACTTGTTCAACGACTGGAGCAAGAACGCACCGTCCACCCCAGATAACCCTGTTGCCACAGCACGCGCCTACCTTGAGTTTGCGCGAGGCTTCAAATTTGAGCTGATCGCCGGTTGGTTCACCCAGGAAAACTACTGGGATAGCAGGCTGAACATTGGCAGTGCCACAGTGCGTTTCCCCCTGGAAAAAGGTGGCTACTGGGAGCGCCTGATAGACCGACCTGACCGATTTGGCAAGATGAAAGCTCGCTTCCGTCCAACCGGCGAAGGCTTGCCAGGTTACAAGGGCGTCTGGTGGTGCCCGCCGAGCGTGGACCTGCTGAACGTCGATGAACTCTGGATCACAGAGGGCATCTTCGACGCCATCGCACTGCTGCATAACGACACCTCGGCCGTGTCGATGATGTCCAGCGCACCCTGCCCTATCGACTCGCTCAAGGCCCTGGTCAAACTTCGCCATGACGCTGGCAAGCGCCTGCCACGCCTTGTCTGGGCGCTTGATAACGAGCCAGTCGCAAAGGCAAACATGCGCCGCTGGGCAAAAGAGGCCCGCGACCTGGGATTCACCTGCAAAGCGGCAGTGATTCCGCAGCCCAATGGCAGAAAAGTGGACTGGAACGACCTTCACCTACGGTGGAAGTCGATTGAGGGCGACGACAAACGCGCCGAGCGGATCGAGCGAGACGTCGGCGAAGCCCTGCACCACGGGGACTTGCTGCTGGCTGATTCCGCCGAGGAAAAGGGGTTTCTCATCTACCTGCGTGACGAGCGCAAGGAATTCCATTTTTCGTTCCGCAAGCGCCTGTACTGGTTTCGGCTGGACCTTGAACGGTACGACCGTGCCATGGGTGACCTGGAGAGTTCGGACCGGCATGAGGATCAGTTGCTCACGGATGAACAGCGGCGCCACAAGGCGTTGCGTCAGTCGGGCTCGGTCACCAGTATCGCCAACTGCAATTTCCAAGCGCTGTACTACATGCGCAACGACCTGACCGACGAGGCCTGGTATTACTTCCGCATCGAGCGCCCGCAAGGGGCCGTCATCAAAAGTACGTTCACGGCCAAGCAGCTCACCTCTGCGCCTGAATTCGCGAATCGCCTACTTAACGTCTCCAATGGCGCGATGTTCGAAGGTAGCGCCCAACAACTGAAACGGATCCTGGCTCCCCAGCTCGATTGTCTGAAAACCGTGAACACCATTGAATGGATCGGCTACAGCCGCGAGCACGGTGCCTATGTCTTCAACGATCTGGCCTTCTTCGGCGGGGCGATACAAAAGCGCAACAAGGAAGACTTCTTCGACCTCGGCAAGCTGAGCATCAAGTCGCAGAGCCAGTCGCCGGTACTGCACATCAATACCGACCTCAATGCCTATAACGAAGGGTGGTTCGACATTTTCTGGAGCTGCTTTGGCGTACAGGGCCTGGTGGTGCTGGCCTGGTGGCTGGGCGCTTTGCACGCTGAGCAGATCCGGCAGATCCACAAGTCGCTGATGTTTCTTGAGCTGGTGGGTGAAGCTGGCTCAGGCAAAACCACATTGATCGAGCTGCTGTGGAAACTGGTCGGCCGCACTGACTACGAGGGTTTCGACCCATCCAAAGCGACAGCCGCGAGCCGTGCGCGCAATTTCTCGCAGGTCAGCAACTTGCCGGTGGTACTGATCGAGTCGGAGCGTGAACAGAAGGATGGACAGCCGGTGAAGCACTTCGATTGGGACGAACTGAAAACCGCCTACAACGGCCGTAGCGTTCGCTCCACCGGCGTGAAGAACAATGGCAACGACACTCACGAACCGCCGTTCCGCGCCGCCCTGCTGATCGCTCAGAACAACCCGGTGAACGCCTCGGAACCCATCCTGCAGCGACTTTGCCATGTCCACCTGACGCGGGAGCACCACACGCCGGAAACCAAGCAGTTCGCCGAGCAACTGGAACGCATGCCGATGGAAAACATCAGCGGCTTCTTGGTCAAGGCACTTCAACGCGAAGCCAACACCATGCGTCTGATGGAGGAAAACACCTCCCGCTACGAACAGGAGCTGCTGGCCCAGCCCGGCGTGCGCACCGTGCGTATCGCCAAGAACCACGCCCAACTGCGCAGCCTGGTGGATGCACTGGCAGAAGTCGTGCCCCTGGGCGACCGCCGTAAGGCTCTCGCGCACGCTGAGGTCAGCCGCATGGCCTTGGAGCGACAGCAGGCAATCAACGCCGACCACCCGACCGTGCGCGAGTTTTGGGACCTGTTCGAATTCCTCAATGGCCTGGACGAGAAAGGCGCGCTCAACCATGCGCGTCGGGATGGGCTGATCGCCGTGAACCTCAACGAGTTCGTAGAAATGGCCGCCAACAAGCGGCAGCAGGTCCCCGCGCTCAGCGACCTGAAACGCCTACTCAAGACCAGCAAGTCACCCAAGTTTCTGGAATCGAACAAGCCCGTTAACTCGGCGCGGTTGCTGGACGCGTTCGACAAACCGAAAACCATTCGCTGCTGGGTTTTCCAGGGCGCTTAACCACCGCAACAACAGGAGACTTCGCATGAACACAACGCCCCAGAAAAAACAGATCAATTGGTTCCAGGAGTTGCAAGAGTTCGAAGCAAAGCGCCCCGCCATCCGCAGGGCCGGTATCGAGGCACTGAACCGCCTGGTCCCTGTCGCCCAGCGCGGTACAGGCCAGAGCGCCGTTATCGGTCGTTTCCTGCTCGGGCTCTACAACGGCCACGACTACCCGTTTGTGCTGACAAGCCTACGCGGCCTCGACACAGCGCTGTTCGACGACTGTCTGGCCGTGCTGCAACTGGATTTCTCACCGGAGCAGGAAGTGCACACCTACTTCCCCAACGGCGACGCCATTTGGGCAGAACTGATCAGGGCTTGGGCATGAAGTGGGCGCCGAAACGCAATAGAGACGGGCAGGTGCAGCAGAACTGCTGGATTACCGACAGCGGCTACACCGTGGCCGAGTGCCGGTTGCCAGAAGCGCGCTACCCCATCACTCGCCCAGGCGGCGAATTGCCTTTCGCTTATGCGAAGGACCGGGACGAAGTCATCGCGATCATCAAGCAAGACCAGGCCACAACGGCCTGAAAGATGGTGTCGAGGAGCGCCAACTCCCCGACACCTACCACCACTAAGGAGCAGCACCATGCAAGCACAGAACCCAAGCAGCAGCGCCGTAGAGGCTAGCACGAACCCTTTGAAAGTCGGCGATGATGTTTCCTTTGTCGTCGCCAGGACCATGGCGCGCAGTGTTGAATTCAGCGTGCGCAAGGGCACCATCAAGGCGATTGAAGACCAGGTAGCGCTGGTGGAGTCACGCCACGGCCGGAGCTTGCAGCCACTCAACAAGCTCAGCCGTGAAGGCGAACCCAATGCACTCACCAAAGCCTTGTTGGGGGGGCGCGACGATGCTTAAGCGCACCTTCACCCATTTCCACCTCTGCTGCGGCCTTGGCAGCGGTGCCGCTGGCTTCAGCGACTCCAAGCCCACCCTTGGTTCAGTCCAAGCAGAATGGCGCTGCCTGGGAGGCGTTGACGTTGACCCGGCGGGGTTGCGTGACTTCCAGATGATGACCGGCGTACCTGGCACGCTCATGGATTTGTTCACCCGGCAGCAGTACATCGCCTTCCATGGGCAGCAGCCGCCTGCCGGTTGGAAAGAGGCTACCGCTGAGGATCTTCGCCGCGCCGCCGGCAATGAAGACCCTGACGCCGTGTTCATCAGCAGCCCTTGCAAAGGCGCATCGGGCTTGCTGTCGGAAACCATGAGCCAGACGCCGAAATATCAGGCGCTCAACGAACTGACCCTGCGTTGTGTCTGGCTGATGTGTGAGGCCTGGAAGCACAACCCCGTATCGCTGATCGTGTTCGAAAACGTACCGCGCCTGGCAACCCGTGGGCGGCATTTGCTGGACCAGATCAACAAGCTGCTGCGCCACTACGGCTACGCCGTGGCCGAGACCACCCATGACTGTGGCGAAATCGGCGGATTGGCCCAAAGCCGTAAGCGTTTTCTGTTGGTCGCCAGACACGTCGAAAAAGTACCGGCGTTCCTGTATGAACCGGAAAAACGCAGCCTGCGGGCCGTGGGCGACGTGCTGAGCCGCATGCCACTGGCAGGTGACGTGGAGCAGGCTGGGCCTATGCATCGGGTGCCGGCGTTGCAGTGGAAGACATGGGTACGCCTGGCCCTGGTTGAGGCCGGAAAGGACTGGCGCAGCTTGAGTCGGTTCGCGATCGAGGACGGCCATCTGCGCGATTTTGTAATCGTGCCGGAGTACCGCGCCGGTTATCTCGGTGTACATGAATGGCAGGACACCGCCGGAACCGTGGCCGGCCGGTCGAGCCCTACCAATGGAAAATTCTCAGTAGCGGACCCACGACCGGCGAGCAAATTCGAATACACCCAATACGGCGTGCTGCCCTACGACCGCCACTGTGGCGTTGTCACAGGCCAACGAAGCCCTGGGCAAGGAACGTTCAGTGTTGCAGACCCGCGTATGAGCGGCGAGCGGCACAACAACGTGTTCCGCGTGGTTCGCAACGACCAGGCCGCCGGCACTGTCACCGCAGGGCATGGGCCAAGCTCCGGAGGCCAGGCCGTTGCTGACCCTCGGCAACCCTCCAAGGGCTTCGGGAAGTACCTGGTGACCGACTACAGCAAGCCGGCCGGTACCGTCATCGCCGGCAGCACCACCGGGCAAGGCGCTTTTGCCGTGGCGGACCCTGCCTATAAGAACTGGCACCCAGGGGCCAGCTCGCAAAAGTTGCGCATCACCCCCTGGGATGACAACGCCAAGACCGTGACCGGCTCACAACAAGTTGCCAGCGGTGCCCTATCCATCGCAGATCCGCGCCCGGGCATGTTCCGCACCAAGGGCGATGCCTATTTGACCGGTGGTCATTACGGGGTAGTCAACTGGAAGGACCCGGCAGGCGCTGTTTCCGCCAGTGCCTGCCACGACAACGGTCGGTGGTCGGTTGCGGACCAACGTATGCCGGCGCCCAACGACCGGCTGACCTGCATGATCACCAGCCTCGACGGCACCTGGCACCGCCCCTTCACCACGCTGGAGCTGGCCGCGCTGCAATCGCTGTTCGATCCGGAGGAGCACTGGTCAGCAGATCCGCAGACCGCGCATGAAATCCGTGTGATGCAGCGTGTTCGCAAGATCGAGCAGGCTCGGTTCTTCCAACTGGACGGTGTGAACGACGGCCTTCATCGGGAGCGCATCGGCAATGCGGTGCCACGTGCGGCGGCGAAGGCGATGGCCGATGTGTTCGGTATGACGCTGCTGCTCGCCGAGGCTGGGGAGACGTTCATGCTCAGCAACGTGTCGATTTGGGTGCGGCCGGTGGCGGTTGCACTGAGCGTGGCTCAGCAGGAGGTTGGTCATGTCTGACCTCTTTTTCTTGCAGGACAGCCGCAGTAACGTCGGTAGCCGAGCCATGTTTTGGCGCAACAGTGGCGGCTACACCTCGAATCTCAATGAGGCAGAGCAGTTCACGTGGGAACGTGCAGTGAAGCAATACGAGAGCAGACAAACCGACCTACCGTTGCCCGTGAGCTACACGCGGTCTCGGTCAGAAACGGGAGTTGATTGCCAATACCTCACCCACTCCGAAGCTGAGACCAACCGCAACACGGACGGCCGTTTCTACGTGGCATACGCACGCGACTGGGATGGAAACGATCTGGTCTGGCTCGGGGGGGCTGGTCCGACGGCCAATTTGGAGGACGCAATACACCCCGGCGGCGAGGATGCATTTAATTACCGGTCGCTAGGCTTTGATCTCTGGCCTTGCGGCTACATTGCCGCTCGTTCGCGCCCGGTTGTGCGGGCTTCGTTGCTCGATCACAAACAGGCGCTCCGGGAGGCCGGCCTGCGGTTGCCCAAGGTCAAGGTCCAGCGCACCAGGACATACAGCAATCTCACTAACTGCGACGGCTGCGGGCGCTTCCTGAGCGAGCGTCAGCGCTTCGACGACTGCCCGAACTGCGGCGCGAGGAATGCACCATGACCGTATACCTTTTGCTTTACCTGTGCGCGGATGCGACCCGTACGGATTGCCAGGTGGTGAGGGCTGATAGCTGGAACGGTCCTTCCGCCTACGAGCAATGCGCCGAAGTCGTGCCACGTCTGACCGAGACGTTGACTGCGCACAACCGAAAGCGGCATCGGTTCGTTTGCGAAATCCAGGCTGAAGTTGCACAACCGGCAGGACGTGCCACCCGGCCGACGCTCATTGATCAATCGTTTCGGATGTGAGGGACATCATGAACACAGCTTTTATCCTGATAGCCCAGTATGACGGCCAGGCGATTATCTCGCTGGAGCAGGTTTGCCGGGACTACTTCACGCACCTGACGCCTGACATGTTTCAACGCAAGGTGATGAGCGGGCAGATCAAGATCCCCATCACCCGCCTGGAAAGCAGCCAGAAGTCGGCCAAGGGGATCCATATCACCGACCTGGCCGCGTATCTCGATCTACAGCGCGCAGCCGCGGTTAAGGAGAACAACCAACTCAACGGGTTAAAACACGCCGTTTGAGCCACTTCATTGATGCGGCGCCCAGTTGGACGGGCGCCCTCAATATCTCTTCGTACCATTCCCACTTCACATAGCGATCACCCTTGCCACGTAGGTGGGTGTAGCGCCTCAGCGAATTCCAATCCCTGTGTCCTGAGACGCTCGACACCCGGGGGATATCCCAGTCCATTTCGAACAGACGGCTTACACCTTCGTGCCGAAGGTCATGGAAGTGCAGATTCTGGATATTCAAGAGCTTGCAGGCCTTCGCCCAGGACGTGGAGATTGATTCAGGGCTGTAGGGAAAAATATCCTCCCCAGCACGGGGCATAGTCTGGAGGATCTTCCAGGCCTCGTCTGGCAGGTAACACCACACGTCGTTGCCGATCTTCTGGCCTGGGTTCTTCATGTCGCGTACCAACACCCGCTGGCCGGGCTCGTCGAGGTCATCCCAGCGAATCCGGGTAATTTCGTCGAGTCGGCGCGTCGAGAACAGGGCGAAGCCCACCACTTTCATCATGTTGATGATGCTCCGACGGCGCAGCTGCATATCCTGGTAGTGCTTCAGGAGCTTACCCAGCTCGTCCAGCGTGGGGCGACGGTCACGCTCGCGGCTTTTCAAGTTGTAGCCGAGCTTGCGCAATACGCGCCGTGCGCCCCCCATCGCCAGAGGATCAAGCTGATAACCCCAGGCGTCCTTGCCGATGGAAAGCACCGCACCGAGGTGGGCCAAGTCGTTGCCGGCGGTCTGCGGCTGGACGCCTCCCCCTTCGGGACTCATCCGCCATAGCGCGTAATCGACCAGGCATTGCGTGTTGACCTGGGTATCGTCCAGCTTGCCCATGTACGTTTCGCCAATGGCTGTGAGGGTTGCGCGTTTCGTCTTGCCCAGCGGCCGGGCTTTCTCAACCTCGATCAGGTATCGGTCAATCATCTCTTTGAGCGTGACGCCTTTGCGGCTCGCTCGCTCAATCGCACCAGGTTCATCCAGTTCGGATTCTCGTTTGCGCGCCCAGGCCTGAGCCGCCTGTTTCCGGGCGAAGGTCTGGCTCTCTTGGTAGACTGTTACCTTGTCGCGGTTGATGCGGATCTGTGCTGTGTAGCTAATGGTGCCGTCGGCCTTTTTGCGTGATCTGATCGTTGCCAT